TTTTTTCAAGCAGAAGACGGCATACGAGATTCTGACATGTGACTGGAGTTCAGACGTGTGCTCTTCCGATCTCGTCGCATGTGTCATGCGAATGGCGACGCCCATCTTTCCTGTGATGGACAACGCCTTTTGCGACTTTTACTTTTTCTTCGTTCCGAACCGACTCCTGTGGGAGCACTGGAAGGAGTTTATGGGTGAGAATAAGGAAACCGCATGGACGCCTAAGACAGAGTACAGTGTGCCGCAGGTAACAGCACCCAAAGGCGGATGGGCGGAAGGTACGCTAGCGGACTATCTGGGACTGCCTACCAAGGTCGAGGGCATCAGCGTGAGCGCTCTGCCCGGCCGTGCATACGGCCTAATCTACAACGAGTGGTTTCGAAACCAAAACGTCACGCAGCCGACGCTCGTAGAAGTGACGGATGCGACCACAACCGGCAAAAACGACGGCAGCACTACCAACGACAGTGCTATCACGTTGGCAAAGCCTCTCAAGGCGGCGAAAGTATTCGACTACTACACCGGAGCATTGCCGGAGCCACAGAAAGGCGAGCCGATTACCGTTCCGCTGAGCGGTAACGCGCCCATAAACCTGTACAACAAAAATGATGAAATACTGTACAGCAAAGTAAGGCTGACGACTGACGGAACATACACAGACTCAAAGTATAAAGAGTTAACGGGTGATAAAAGTGCAGGAAGCTCGATAACGCTGATGCTGAGCAACAACCCGGTCGGCGAAGCCGCCGAAACCGCATATCTAAGAGCAGACCTAACCAGCGTAACCGCGGCGACCATCAACCAGTTACGTCAAGCATTCCAAATTCAGAAACTGCTCGAAAAAGATGCACGAGGCGGCACGAGATACCGCGAGGTACTGCGCGAGCACTTCGGAGTTATCTCTCCTGACTCTCGTATGCAAATTCCGGAATATCTGGGCGGCTACAGACTGCCTATCAACGTGTCTCAGGTTATCCAGACCTCTTCGAGCGACGACACGAGTCCGCTGGGCAACACAGCGGCGCTAAGTGTTACCACGATGAACAAACCCATGTTTACCAAGTCCTTTACGGAACACGGATTTATCATGGGACTCGCAGTGGTACGAACCGACCAAACCTATCAGCAGGGTATCGAGCGCATGTGGAACCGCAAAGGCCGGTATGATTACTACTGGCCAGTACTGGCAAACATCGGCGAACAAGCCATCCTCAACAAAGAAATCTATGCACAGGGCAACGCGACAGATGAAGAGGCGTTCGGCTACCAAGAGGCATGGGCCGACTACAGGTACAAGCCCAGCAAAGTAACTGGGCTTTTCCGAAGCAACGCAGCACAGAGCCTCGATGCATGGCACTATGCACAAGATTACGACGCACTACCCACGCTGAGTACGGCATGGATGGAACAGACCGACAGCGAAATGAAGAGAACACTGGCGGTGCAGAATCAGCCAGACTTCATCGCGGACTTCTACTTTATGAACAAAACAACCAGATGCATGCCGGTGTACAGCATTCCCGGCCTCATCGACCATCACTAAGGAAAGGAGACAGCCGGGGACAAAACCCCGGCTATTTTTGAAAATGGCAATACCAGCCTTTTTAGGAGCCTTATCAACAGGCGCGAAAATACTGGGCGGAGTAAGCGGCCTCATAAACGCCGGAACAGGCATCTTCAACGCGCTCAAAGGCACATCAGGCAGCGGCAGCACCTCAGCTGATAGTTACAACCAAGCGCACGGCGAAGGCGGCTCTAGCATGGCCAGCGAAAGCGGAGTAAACATGGACCAGACAAAAGAGCTGGCAAAATACTTTCTGGGGCAGAGCCAACAAGCGCAGGGCATGCAGAGCATGCAAAACAACAAAAACTCTCTCCTGGCACTGGGCTTAAACACTCTGGGAGCTATCCAGCAGGGCGTTTACAATCGTATCCAGCAGGACGCGGCAATGTCCTACAACTCCGCAGAGGCAGCAGCTAACAGAGCGTGGCAGGAGCGTATGAGTAACACAAGCTATCAGAGGGCAATGGCCGATATGAAAAAAGCGGGCCTAAACCCGATACTCGCATACCAACAGGGCGGAGCAAGCACACCAGGAGGAGCGCAAGGCACAATCGGGCAAAGCAGTATGAGCGCGCCAAGTGTCGGAACACAGTCGGCAAGTATGCCGACAATCTCCGGCACAACCGCAAACTACTCGAAAACCAAAGCGGAAAGTTGGAACTGGACAGACTCAAGCGGAGAAATGCACAGTAGCGGTTACAACAGCTATCAGACAGACTTCCCGGACTTGACCGGATGGCTCAACCAAAACAACAACAGCGGCAAAAAAGCCGGAAGCAACACGGTGGACGCGCTAAGCGGAGCTGACCACAAAGCAAAAAGCGGCAAAGTGCCAAATCTTAATCCGATGAACAAATATATTAACGGAGGTAAATAAATGAGCTGCGCAAGGCCACTCATCAGAGTATACAATCCAAATGACCACAACATAACAGGGTCAATCATGACTCTGGAAACATACCGCGAAAGAGCACACAATCCAACAGCAACATATGAGAGCCTCGCATACCGCACAGACGTGATGCTACTACCATGCGGCAAATGTCTCGGGTGCAGACTCAGACAGCGGCAAGACTGGGAAACGCGAATGTTGATGGAGTCAAAAACACTGACGCCAGTATGGTTTTTGACACTGACGTGGAATCAAGAATATGTGCCGGGTATGATAAGAGAAACAGGCGAAATCATAAGAGGTGCAGTGCATCAGTGGACGACCGGAGACGCACCGGAAGTTGTGCAAATTCTCCTGCAAGAGGACATGGTACGTTTTAACAAGAGGCTGAGGAAAAAACAAGAAACGTCCGATAAATGGGGCTTAGACCTGAGATATTTTTACTGTGGCGAATACGGCGAAAACACGGGGAGACCACATCATCACGGCATTTATTATGGTTTGGAGATACCAGACCTCAAGAAAAAAAGGGGTGATAATCCGTACTTCGAAAGCGAAGAGATAAACAAGATATGGGGCATGGGCAACGTCATCATCGCAGAAGCATCGCCGGAAACGATGGCTTATGTAGCAGGATATGTAACCAAAAAGACATACGGAAACGACAGCAAAAGGTATAGAGAATTAGGTTTAACACCGCCGTACTGTTGCATGTCAAGAAATCCGGGTCTAGGCTATGACTACTACACGAGCCATAAAGAGCAGATGTACGCAGATGATGGGCTATACTTTAACGGTAAAAAAAGGCCGATACCGAGGTACTTTGATAAAAAGTATGAGAGTGAGCGGCCAAAAGAGCTATGGGAGACAAAGCGCAAGAGACAAGAGAGTGCAATCAATGCACTAAAGCTCAAAATGAGCAATACGGGACTGACCATCGAACAGGAAGCAAAGGTAGAAGAAGAGACAAAACGGCAGAGGTTTAGAAAAGCCAGAGGGCTATTATAGTGTCAGTGGGCCTAATCCTATCAAGAAGAGGATTAGGCCCACACCCAAACTTCACAGTTATCCATGGTTAACTTAAACAATCTGGCAAGGGGGGACAAAAGTCCCCCCTTGCGTGTACGCCCCCCAAGGGGCTACCGCAGGAGAACGGAGTTACGAGCTATAACATACAGGCATACGCGCACGCGCGAAACGCGCACGCACGCACGCCTGTATTTTTTATTTTATAATATAACTTGTTGTAGCCGTAGTAGTAGGCACTGTGGAAAAGTTGAAAACCATAAATTTGAAACATAACATCGTAAAAAATAAGCATATTTCAATGTTGAAAGGTTTGTTGAAAACTTGTTGAAATGTTGAAACACTTTACCAGACTAAAGTCTATTGCGTATAACGATGTTGAAAAGTATGTGGAAAATGTTGAAAAGCATGAGTTTTCCACAAACTGTTGAAAATTAGAATTAAAGGCAGTGCGGCAGTCAGCCGGAAAGTCACGTCATGCTCTTCGCACGGCGCACCGCGCCTAGCGCATGACCTTCTAGAATAAATTACAAAAAACTATTGACAAATCCCAAAAGTGTGGTATAATATAATCAAAGAAAGGCAGGTAATAAAAATAAGAAAGCCTAGACTGAACGAAAACACCATAGCAAAACTCGAAATCTACGGAGAAGCAAAAAGCGGCAAAAACTACTACAGACTAATAGACTACATTGATGCAGACGGACACTGTTACACAGAGCTTGAATGGACGGACCTAAAAACTGGAGACATTCAAACATTCAACTGGGAAAAATATACTAAAGGGGCTTGACAAGCCCCCTTTTTTTATACAATAAAAGCAGAAGGGGGATAAAAATGTACGATAGAGCATATTATGAGCTGTATAAAGGGTACAGAGGGCCGGAAACACCGGACGAATGTGAATATTTCATCCGAAAACTTTACAGACAGCTCAAAAGAGCGTATACTGTAGAGGAGGCGAAAGCCATCATAGAAGAAATCTACAAATACAAAGACCAAAAGGCAGAAATGGAGTTGAAACAGTGGCAATCATCAGTGTGAAGAGTATCGAGAAGGCCCTCAAAATCATGATGGACATTCTCGAAAAGCTGGACGAAATTTATCACGCGCTGCACGACAAGGAGGATGACAGCAATGGCAAAACGCACGAAGATGACCAGCAGTAAAGACAAAAAGATCTTTACTCAGACGGCAAAAAAGACCAAGGCCGTCAACGTCAGTCCGAAAAACATGAGAGGAGGCACCAGACTGTAATGCTGAGACGTTATTATGCAATCTATGACAAGGTAGCCAAGGCCTACAGCGGCCTGTTTGAGCAGCAGAACGACGCCGTCGCAAGCAGACTCTTCGAAAGCCAGCAGAAAAACAAGGACAGCTTTATCAGCGTCAAACCAGAAGATTTCCGCCTGCACTACATCTGCACCATGGAGGATGAGACCGGCGAAATCATCGATAACACCAACATGTGCGTATGTGAGGGCAAACCAAATGAGTAAGTTTCGGAGCGCATACAGCGGACAGGTAAGGCATACGAGCCTGACCGGCAACGGCCGTGAACCTGAGTATGAGTACAAGGTAACGGACGAAGGCCGGGAGCTGGTAAAAACCGGCGAAACAGACGTCTATGCACTCATTCAGAGCCGTCTGGATGAGACCAAAATCGAAAACATCATCAAGCGGGCAACGTACGACCCAACTACACTGGGCAGTCAGGACTGGCAGACCAGCGAGACGATGACCGATATTTCGGACGCGCCGACAAACTACCACGAGTGGTATGGACGCATCAAGGATGCGGAAGCAGAGTTTGACAAGCTGCCCATCGAAGTCAAAAACAAGTGGGACAACGATGTGGAAAAATAC